CGTTAGCTTGTACATCACCTTGTCTCGGAACTGGCCGAAGTAGCGTGGAACATTCTCGGGGTTAACCAACTTAGCTAGACCAAACGCATCTACTGGGGACTGAGCAGCGGGCGTACCTGTCAGCATCCATAACCACTCGCTGTGTACGGATACATCGCGCAATACTTTCCAACGATTAGTTTGTGCGTTCTTGTAGGCGTTAGCCTCATCTACTACGATAAGATCGAAATCACCTGCGATTATCTCGTCTTTAACTACGGCTAGTCCGTCAAAGTTAATAACAACAAACTCACATCCCGCGTTTATTATTTTGCGCCTAGTCGCTGCACTACCGTGGGCAACTGAACAACTACGGTGCATAGCAAACTTAAACAGGTCTTGTTGCCATGCCGACTTCATAATAGACAGCGGACATATAACTAACACCCGTTTGATTAGCCCCAACTTCATAAGATAATCCGCAGCCCATATAACAGACGCGGTCTTGCCTGTACCTTGCTCGTTAAAGCAGAAGGCTTTCTTATACACCGTTAGGAATGACGCGGTTTCTTTCTGGTGCGCAAACGGACTGAACTTCCCTGTCCACTCATAATCTCGTTTGATCGGGGACGGCACGTCTTTAATATGTAGCTTGGCTAGGGCTTGGGCTTCTTGTAACCCCCAACGCACCGCCACTTCGTTCTTCTCTAGTACGATACTTTTCTTTATGCTCTCGGTAATTAGATGTGGCCTTTTCGTTTTTATTATAAGGGCCTGTTCGTCGTCGCTTATGTGCATTAGAAAGCTATCCTTTTGATTTGCGCTCGCGCGTGCTTGTTTCAGATACTAAGTTTCCTTTCGAGTCGCGCTTGAAAGAACGGTTGCGGCTTGCTGTCTCTACTCTAGTACCGTCAGAGTTCTTGCCACCTTTGTCCATTGCTTTCTTATGGGCTACATCTTTACCGTCACCCTTGGATACTTTGCCTTCTTTCTCCGCCTTACGGCGTGCGGCATTGCGTTGGGCGCGTTTCTTCTTTTGTTCTTCAGTGCCTTGGTACTTAGCGTACTCGGCTTTGTAGTCTCTGGGCTTTCTCATTTTCGTGGCCTATGATGTTCACATGAAGTTACTGGGCACCACCCACAAAGGGGGCTACTGTTTGCGTTCCACACATTGTTATCTTGCGCTACCTCCAGTCGTTCTAGTTCGTCCGCAAAAGTCTCGAAGTAAGAGTCCCGCATGTCGGCTGTGTGCACCTTCTGTATAAGATCGTTGCTCACTACAAATGCTAGAGCAGACTTAATCTTTTTAACCTGCGGGTAGTGTACAAACAAGGCGGCAGCTACTAGGTCTAGCTGTTTAGTATCCGCGTACTTCGCATTTTTGCTAGTCTTATAGTCGATGGAGTAAGCCATGTCGCCGTTGATTACTACCAAGTCGGCTATGCCTCTCCACCAAACGTCTTTCGCTAGGAACTTACAGGGTTCGAACGTGTCGCCATCGCGTTTAACTCCGAGCCTTAACTCGCATAGTTTCTCACCCTCGATGGCTTTTAGTGCGTCTAGTGTGTCTCTAATAAAGCCGAACTTAGCGGGCAGGTCGGCTGTGCCTTTAACATAGTCTTCAGCGGCTGAGTGCAAAGCTTGCCCATAGAGGGTTGCTTCACTGCCTGAATCCTTAACGTCTTTGGCTATTTTTAGATGATAGTACTTCTTAGGGCACTGATCGAAAGTTTTTATACTACTGTAAGACCAAGCTGTCATATCATTTATTTCCGATTTTTAGCTGCGTTATTTTCTTGCCGTTGAGAGAAACCGAGGTTGTCAAAAGATGGACTTATGCAATCCTTCGCGCTAACTCCTCTAGGCACTGCCTGTATTTTACCTCCTTTTGACAGGTAACTCGCTGTTTGTATTGTAATTTGTTTGCTGAGTTCTCTCTTTTGTTCTGGACTCATAGCCTTCCTGCCCTCCTTCCAGATATTTCTAAAGGGTTATGCGCCCCGCGCCGTTCTATTTTATACACCTCGAACAGCTCACCCTCTACGCGTATGCCGTAGGTAATTTTTTCTTTTGTGGCGCAGAACTCTGCTTCTTCTAAAGCACCGGTAAAATCAGTGAAGTAGGACATCTTCCACCTCGTACTCGTAGTTGACGCATTTAGCGTTAGTCGAAAATATTGCCGCGCCGTTGCGCATGTGAAAACGTAACGCTGTATCCGTATGTGGAGACATGGTTATTACTGCGTCTACCTCTGGGTGCATTATGGGTGCTGCTTCTAGCAGGTTATTGATTAACTTCCTACCGTGCCCCCGTTGGTAAGACCACACCGAATAGGGGCATAGCACAGTACCCAACTCTCCGTATATTTCTTCACGTTCTTCCAGCTCTTCTTCGATCTGCTCAAGCTTCCCCATACCAATAAGTTTTATCTGGTACTCATCTTGCGGCACAAACCTACATATTATTGTGCAAACAACAGCGGCTATCTCTCCCGTCTCGTCGTTCACCTCTGCGTACACATGGAACGGGTCTTCAAACCGCACACTGTTATCTTCGAATAGCTCAGGGCGTACGGGGTCGTCCTCTATGAGATACGAATGGTCGGCGGCATTACACTTTATCAGCATCTTCAAACTCCTCGAGAATTGCTTCCAGTTTTTCCACCGCCTCTGCTGCACGTTGTACTAGGGCAACAAGTTCTTCGGCATCAGCGCCATCTACTTCTATTGTTATTTTCATTTGACGTTGTGTATCTCAATCAGTAGGTCGATGCAGTGCTTGGCTTTTTCTAAGTCCGACAAGGGTTGCCCCTTCAACTTCCACCTAGTTATATACTTTACTACGTTACCCTCTAGTAGAGACAAGCCGTTCTTCTCTGCGTACTCGGCAGGTTGGATAGCCATGTTCTTATAGTGTGTCCCGCCCGTCTGTTTCTGTAGTGGGCTGTCCTTCTTTGGTTCCATGTTCAAGTTCGGTATCTCTGCTGTTAACATTCTCTTGCTCCTTCTGTTTTGGTTTCTCAAAGATTTTTGCCCAGTTATCCCCGAAGTCTTTAGCAGGGATAAGGGTTGGTCTACGTCTACTACCTTTGCCATTCATTTGTTTCCCTCACGTAAGCGTTTGTGTTTGTTTAGTTCTTGCGCAAACAACTTAAGCCTCTCTCTAATCTCTTCGTTAGTCATCGTAGTCTCCTTGGTCTGCTAGGTACTCAGCACGATCCCGTGCGATATCTTCGGGACTTACGTAGTCTTCATCCTGCTCGTCTTGCCATCTATCTAGGTCTGCGTCTAAAGAATCTCTGTTACTCATCAGCGTGCCCCTCCCCTGTTATACCGTAAGTTGTTTTCCATTCTGCTTTTGCTTTTGCTCTATCTGCATCGGTCTCCAACTTCATGTACACAATAAACCTAGCCGGATTCGATGCCGTCTCTACCGCATCAAAGAAGTAACCCTCGTGCGCTTTATCATTCAAGAAATCTTGCAGGTTCTTTACAGTTTGCTCTGGGTCTTCTTTGTACCATTCAATCTCTTTAATAATACACTCTTCTTTATCTTCCATCGTCTTTCTCCTTATAGGTCATTTTCAATAATGTAAGTAGCTAGGTCCTGTAGTTTTTTTGGCGTAGGCAAAGCTCTCTTCTTAGGGTTATCACATACATCGCACAGCGCGTTACGTACTATTTCGGCACGAGCGTAGTTGGCAGAATTCGATCGGATTAGTTTTGTGTGCCCGCAGTCCAGATCGAGCGCCCAAGTATTCGTCATCTGACTCTTACTTTTGCGGTAGTATTTTCTGCCTAATACTTTCACCCTTATCCCTCTAGTTCTTTTATTTTGCGGGTTATCATCAACTGAAGTCTCTTAGCATCAACAAGTTCTTTCGGTATATTTTTTCGGCTTAAGCTATTGGCGTTAACCATTAAACTTTTTATATACCCGTCTGTTAGTCTTTCTCTTGTCCTTTGTTTTTCAGCGTTCCGTTTGGCTCTATACTTCTCTGGGTCTCTAGTTTTTCTGGCTGCGCGTTGTCTATATAATTGAGCTTTCCATTTCTCGGGATTTTTTTCACGCCATTGTTTTTTTCTTTCTACTATTTTATCGGGGTACTTGGCGTAGTATCTTTTTTTCTGTTCTTTAACTTTATCAGGGTTAGCCTTAGCCCAACGTTTTTTCGCGTCTAGTTTACAGAGTTTACAAGCATACCCAAAACCAAGTGCAGCTCGTTTGCTTCTATGGAAGTGTTCAGGGCAGAGTTCCTTCTCTACCCCACACTTGCTACATTTACGTAGCACCATCGTTACTTATCCGTAGAATGCAGGAAAGTTATTTTGGCGTCATGGTCACTGCGTAGCGCATGATACTCTAGCTGTACTTTAGCAGAGTTAATCATCTTCCCTGCTAGGTTAGCTAGTTCTTTAGCAGTTTTAGCTTCGATGTCTCCGTTGCTAAGTGCTGTGAAAGTATCTGCCAGTTGATCTCTTAACTCATTTACATTTTTCATCGTTTGTTTCCCTTTTATAACATGGTTATTTTTTAGTTGTTGCGTGTTGCCACTAACAAGTATTCCCACCCATTCAGTTCAACTTGCTTCGCTTCACACGACTAGCTGTCTCGTAGCTTCTTCGGCAACGCATCACGTAGGAGGTACTAGCTTGATTAACAAAGCTAAATACCGTGGCCGCGATCGTTAACTGAGGGTGTTTTGCTGAATATGCCCACCGCCCACTGGGACACGGGGTAGGTAACCTTTGAACCCTACCCCCTACCAAAAACTATTTACAACCTCCATACGAGTCGCCCGTAAACGCCTCGCAGTCCAAAGGTAAATCCTGTGCCCACGTAGGTCGCACCTTCATTACCATCTCGACAAACTCTTTACCCGTCTGTTCTTCAGCCTCGGGTACTATGCAACCAATCGCATCGTGTACGGTCATGGCTACCTTGTACTTCTTAGCTACGCGGAGTAACTGCTCACCGATAACGATACGCGCTAAGGCTTGGCATACATTCTCTATAGCTTTGCCTCCGTATATCCTGTTATCTATAGTGGTTCGCCCACGCTTAGTGTCGTATACCATCTCAGTGCGGCCTTCTTCGTTATTAACTTTGCGAAGGTTCGGGTACTTTAAGTACAGCCCGTTGGGTAAGCGTATGCCCGCAGTGCCCTCTACCATAACTGCACCTGCTCTGCCTATAGGAGAAGACTGATTACTTATCATTGCATCGAGCGCTTTGCTAGCAGCACGCCATAATTCTGGTATCTTCGGGTACGTAGAGCGGTAGACTTCTATGATTCGTTCGCACTCTTCTTGGGGCAGGTCTTTACCGAATGTCTTTAGCTGCGCCCTAAACTTTGCAGCGCCCATGCCATAGCCACAACCCAAGATCGTAGTCTTACCAACAAAGCGTTCGTCTTTGTCTATGTCTTCTACCGGCTTACCGTAGATCGCTGACGCCATGATCTTGTACACATCATCGCCTCGCTCAAACGCCGTGAGTAAGTCTCCCTGCTCTGCTAGCCATGCTAGAGTACGCGCTTCAATCTGCGACAAGTCAGAGTCAACAAACTTATAGCCCTCCGGCGCAAGCATAGCGAACTTAAGCTGCGAGCCACGCGGTAGGTTCTGCATGTTGATCTTATCCGAGCCACCCCATCTGCCTGTGTGTGCCGCGTAGTAACGTAGCGGTATAGGTAGTGCCCCACGCCTAGCCACAGAGATAAACCTTTCGGTACGCGTCTCTTCAATCGTAGACTTCACACCCATACGGGCAGCAACGATAGCTTGCACATAAGAGTCCTCGTGCTCTAGTAAGGCTTTAAACCCTTCGTCACTCTTAGCGAATGCGTAGGCTTCCTTGCCTGTCCTCGCGCTTATCTTAGTAGGCGGGGTAACCCCAAGGTCTATAAGAAGCTCGGCTAACTTCGGGTTACTCATGAGTGTCTCCCTCTCGTGGGATAGCTTGTCCATGAGTTGTTCTTTCTGTATCTGCACTAGCTGCAAGTGAGACATCAGCCTCGCCTCGTCTAGCTCAATCACCGGCTCGGTAAACATACGGATAGTCAGGTCTATAAGGTTAAGCTCCGACATCGGGAAGTCCTTAGC